ATGTCCAGTATGAATAAAAAAACAACAATAAACGATATATTATCCAACAAAGAACTCTCTATAATTGATATACTACCTAATGAAACTATAGGAGATAAAATCAAAAGACTTAGAATAAGTACTGGATTAAATTATAATAATTTTGCTAAAAAAGCTAGAGTTGGAACTATGACTATTTATAGGTGGGAAAATGGTTTAAGAGTTCCCGATTATAAATATTTAAATCAACTTATTATTAATTTTAATCTTAATAAAAATTATTTTTCAAACTAAAAAGTCAGGAAGTTATCTTCCTGACTTTTTTTATTTAAGTGAGAATTGTACTCCCTTAATTCCTTCTATAACTAAATTAGTGTTATCTATATTCAAATCTTTAGGTACATCAAAAACTACATATGTATTTTTAGTTAATCCTGAATTAAATTTATCATAGAATCCAATAAAGTCTTTATTTTTATTATATATAGTTTCTTGACTATTCAAGTTTTGTCCAGCTTGAAACGCAACGTCATCAACCTGATAAACTACACCATCATTAGCTAATAATTCTAATTGATTAGGATTATATTCTACTGCCTGTTTAGCATTGTTTTTCAATGATAGTTCTATAACTATGAATTTTCCACTTGAACTTGTACTACCTGATTTATTGTTGACTTGTTCTGTTTCATTTACACTTAACACTTTTAGTCCTATATTGCCTAGATTTTCTTCTTGATTTAATGGAATAACTTTAGTTTCCTCTTTTTTATTTTCTTTTTTAACTCTTTCATTAGCACTATTGTTATGTATTACATTTTGTATAGAAATTAATCTAGAATATTCAACTCTTGAACCAACTATCCCACCTAAAAAGAAAAATACAATTGCTATAACTATATTAATTATTATTTGTTTTTTATTTTTCATTATATTCCTCCCAGAAAATTATTCATTAACATTATATAACAATTTTGTTAATAGATAAAGTTCTTATTTTTCACGAATATAATTTATAAATTTACTATACTTTCTAAATGATTAAATATTTTACTTAATATTATTTTATAAAATTAAGTATATTTACTAATGTTAAGTAATATAATATTATTAAGTTGTTATTTTTTTATATTTTTAACAAATTAATTTATCTATTATCTATTTACTTGTATTTAATAATACATTATAATAATTATCAATTAAAAAGGAGGGTTATTTTATGGACTACAAAATGCTTTCAAGTTTATTTTACAGCGATAAAGAACAATTTGAAAAAACTTTACAAAGAAGATTGTCAAGTGAGTCTACTTATAAATTTGATTTTAAAATAAAATCACATGATGCTTTTGTTGTTTTAAACAACGAAATTCTTAAACGTATAGAAATTATTCATGATCTTGATAAATTATTATTGAATAATATGAATTCCGTTCCTCCTATAGCTTTGGATCAGTATAGGAAAAAATGTCTCATTGATGAAATTAGAATGACTAATGAAATTGAAGGTGTTCACAGTACACGTCGTGAAATAAATGAAATTTTAAATAATAATAAAAATATAAATAAAAGATTGTTCGGTTTAGTAAAAAAGTATCAATTTTTAGAAGATGAAGAAATAAAACTTGAAACTTGTGAAGATATACGTAACCTATATAATGAATTAGTCTTAAAAGAAGTAGAAGATGAAGATAAAAATAATATTCCTGATGGGAAAATTTTTAGAAAAGGAACTGTTTTTGTACAAAATGAAATAGGAAAGAAAATACATGATGGTATTTATCCGGAAGAAGAAATTATTTCTCATATGAATTCAGCTTTAAATATATTAAATAATAAAGAGCTTAATTTTTTAATACGAATCGCTGTTTTTCATTATCTAATAGGATATATTCATCCATTTTACGATGGAAATGGTCGTATAAGTCGATTTATAAGTAGTTACTTGCTATCTAATAAATTTGAAGATTTACTTTCTTATAGGTTATCTTGCTCAATAAAACAAAATATTAATTCATATTATAAAAGTTTTAAAGAAACAAATGATGAAAAAAACCGAGGTGATTTAACTATTTTTGTAATAAAGTTTTTGAATATACTCATAAAATCATTACAAGAATTAAACAAATCACTTATACAAAAAAATGAAAAGTTAGTATATTTCTCAAGTGAAGCCGAAAAAATTTTTAAATATGATAGTAATGAATTTGACATTATTTTCATTCTAATACAAAATTCATTATTTGGAGATAACGGTTTATCAGTTGAAGATTTAAGTATAATTTCGCATCTAGGTTCTTCTACAGTTAGAAAAACACTAAAAAAACTTGAAACTATCGACTCATTATTAGAAATATATAAAGATGGAAGAAAAAAAATATATTGCTTAAACTTAGATTACCTAGAATTAAACGTAAATAAAAAATAAAAAGCTAGATAAGTTAATCTTATCTAGCTTTTTATTTAACAAATTCCTATATAATATATTTTTAAAAAATAATTCAATATTATTAAAATTTGACATATAAGAATGCTTAAACTAAAAAAGGAGAGTTAGATTAATTTCTAACTCTCCTTTTCGTGTCTAAATAAGTAAATTAATGTATAAATTTACTACCATTATACCATTTTATTATATTTTTTCAATATATTTTTTTGTAAACCAAGCTGTTTTATACCCATTACCTGCGAAGTATGTTGCTAGTGCATAATTTCCTTCTATTCTATGCACATATAGTCTTTCCCCATTTGTAACATAGCCCATTCTACTTGAATTAGGAGAAGGTTCATATCTAGCGTCTAATTCTGTGATAACATTAAATACTTTATGGTAAGTATCTATCATCATATAATCTTGTTTACTTCTAACCCATACTTTTCCTGATTCTCTACCTTCTGAATCTTTCCAATAAACTATAGGAAGAAAATCTCCTTTATCACATACTTCTGCTAAAACTCTAAATCTTTCATCTTTATAAATTTCTCCTAAATCACTATAGTTATCACTTGGGTTATCTCTAGGATCTAACGCTACTAAAGCTCTTGCATTAGTAGAAAAGTCTTTTTTATTAGAATCATCACTAGAAGGAACATCTGTAGTATCTGTATCATTTACTATATTCTCATCTATAGATTTTAACATTCTTTCTAGTGGAAAGTATCTTCCTGGACACGCCGTATTATAATAGTGCTTATGTCCATTAGCTTCACTAATTCCATATTTGTTTTTTAAATACTCTATAAGCTCTACGCCAGCATTAAATTGAGCTTGTGGCATTTCAGTTTCTTTATCGTAATTACCTTCAAAGCACACACCTATTGAAGAGTTATTTTGACCATAACAATTAGCTCCTGTTGCCCATACTGGTCTACCTTCATATACTGTACCATCTTTACGTACGTAGAAGTTATACCCTATCATGTAATATCCCATATTTCTCATTATATTATTTAATCCTTCTATAGATCCATTGTACTCTGGATGGTGAATTATTATTTTATTTGGATTATTCCATCCTTTAGCTTCTTCTTGTCCTTTTAAATATACTTTTTTAATTTCCATTTTTACATTCCTTCTTTCTTTTACTTTTTATATAATTAAAGGCAATAAAAAAAGACTATCTCTAGTGTCCTATCTATTACCTTAATAAACTATTTGTTTTCCACTGGCACATAGTTTGATATTGCAGCTAGTTTACTTTCTAAATCAATATTCTTAGATTTAAGCTGTTCATTTTCTTCTTGTAATTTCTTTAATATCTCTGAATTTTCTAAAACAGCCTCTTTCCCTTTATTAACTTCTCCAGCAATACTTTGTCTTAACTCTGATATATCTGAAATTGTTAACTCTGGAAACTTATCAAGCATAATTTTATTAAATTCATCCGCTTTAGAACTTAATTTCTTTTCTACTGATTCAGTAATACGGAAGTTTTCTTCAACTATATTCCACACTTGCTTTGCTACATCTATATACTGTTTGTTTCTTATTATCTTTTCTTCAAGTCCACTTTTTTGTAATTTACTTTCTAATACTTTAATTACTAATTTTAAAATTGTTTTTAACATTTTAATTCCTTCTTCCTTGATTTTATTTATAAAAAAAGAATCATAATTTCTTATGATCCTCTTTATCTTCTTTAAGTTGTATTAACGCATTTTTTAATTTAGATGGTACTGGCACGCCTAATTCACTTGCATTTTCTATAATACTTATACCTTCATTTGCTATGTAGAAATAACATACTAAAGTTCTAAATATCCAATTTCCTGTATTTAAAAGTCTGTCTAACATTACAGCTACTATAAGAATAGTAAAAATAACTCCCTTTCTTGCTATTCCTTTAAGTCCTATATTGCTACTTAAATCTTTATTAACATAACCTTTAGTAATACCAGTAATATAATCTAAAGACATTAAAACTATAAGTATAACTAAAGGGGTGTCCCATGCTCCTAATAGCCATGTGAATAAAGTTCCTATTGCTACAATCCCCATCTTTAAATAATCAAATATATTTTCCATAGTTTATTCCTTCCTACATATATTTAGCTAAAATATTGTTATTTTTTAATTTCAACTTTCCATTTTCAACTTTGAAATTTTCTAAGTTATTAAGTAAATAATCATCTTTATCTACAACTATAAATTTATAATTATAGTCATCTCTTTCAGGACCAAAATAACTCATATCTTGTATTCCACCAGCATGAAGTTTTATATCTCCGGTTGATTGAGAATAAAATAAAGTTACTTTCTTTTCAAAGTTTTTAATAGAATTATCCATAATAACCCTCCTTTCTATTTAAGCTATAGCTATTAACATAGCTGTAAGTGGTCTAAACTGTATATCACCAGCATTTTGGGCATTTTGTATTTTACAGTAACCTTGAACTTCACATACAACAAGGCCATTTTCTATATAATCCCTTCCACCAGTACAATGTATATGGAATGGGAAGAAATCACCATCAGTTGAATAATAATATCCTCTCAATGCAACTGTCCATTTAAGAGAGCTTCTTCTTTTAGTAAATTCAGCTGGTAACCGTATATAAGCTTTACCTGGATTACCAATTGGAATATCAAAACTAGTTACATAAGTTAATGCGTGATATGCATGTCCAGTACCAGCGTTATACCATTCAAAGCCATCACACCCCATCTGTACATAAGTTCCATCTTCAAATTTACATTCAACACCTTGTTCATCAATTTTCATTGTATTACTATAAATTTCTTTAGTTCTATCTGTAAATGATACATCTAACCATCCCTCATGAAACATAACTTCTGAAACCCAAAATGTAGAAACTTGTGAAGAACTATTTACATTACCTATATAAATAAGTGTAGTTCCTTCTTTAGCTGTAAATTTAATTTTAAGTTCCACCCATTTTTTATATCCTTGAGAGCTCTCAAAAATTGCTCCATTCCATGTATTATTATTACGAACCATTAATCCTGGAGTTCCCTCTTCAACCCAAACTTTTGCTTTAAAAGTATAATTCTTACCATAAACTAAACCTGAAATTGTTTGTGTAACTCCTTGACTAGGTTTAAAGCATTGAAGTTTTAAAGAATATTTATGACTTAAAGAAGTATCTTGATAAACCCCATAAGAAGTTCCTTGACTCCAAATATTCCACCCACTTAAATCTCCTGTATTAAATATTGGATTGCTTACGAAATTTCTATCTGATGAACTTTTAACTTCTAGTTGGAACTTCTCTGAGCTTTGTTTAAATTCGGTAAATTCTTGTTTAGTAGTTGCATTATTTACTTTTCCATCAAGTGTATTTATCCTGCTTTCTGAGCTAGAAACTCTTTGAGTAATTCCATTCAAACTAGCTGTAACTTCTGTAACTTTGTTATTAACAACTGTTAACTCTTGCTTGCTAGCTTTACCATTTATATTTGTTTCTAAGCTATTTGTTTTACTCTCTGTAGAACTTACTCTCTGAGTTATTGAATCTAAGCTAGCTTTTATAGTTGCAACTCTATTATTAACTTCTGTAACTTCTTGTTTAGTTGCTTTCCCATTCAATGTAGTTTCTATAGATTGTGTTTTAGAGTTAATAGAGTTAATTTGAGTTGTTACACTATCTCTAAGCTGAGTTACACTAGAAGATACATCACTTATTTTTGTATCAACTACTTTTATACTATCTACTACAAGTTGGTTAGTATCTTCTGGTGCTGGTGTCCAATCTGTTGCAATTTCTCCTTCTTCTAACTTAATGTTAACTATTTGAGTTTGGGTATTTATTGGCAAACCACCACTAACTGTTAAATATATTCTTATTTTATTTTCTCCACTTTCTGTAATAAAAGTATAGTGATTAAAACTATTACTTTCTAAGCGTTTATAACCATTAAGATAATAATTCCAGTTAGTATGTCCTTGTATAAAAGAACCAACACCCAAACAACCGTTACATTGCTTTGTATTCAAACTAATAGTGTATTTAGTATTCTCTTTTACTGCTATATCTATATAACAACCTCTATTATCTGGCGATTCAACTTTTCTAACAATAGAACAGTAAGAGCCGTTATCAATAACCTCTAACCCACTCTCTTTTTGCCATTTACTAAGTTTATTACTGTAAGGTATTAAATTTCTTACACCTAGCTCGATATTAGAAATGGATTTATCTATATCACTCTGGCTTACTTTAGTAGAAATCTTATCTGATAAAATACTAAGATTGCTTTCTACATTATGCACTTTAGTATTTACAGTATTAATTTGTGCATTAGTGTAAGCTTTAGAATTATTTAAAGCTTCATTTGCTTTACTAGCTGCAATACTATCTGCATGACTATTAGCACTACTTATAGCTTCTTGTTTAGCTATATTAGCTTTATTAGTTGCTATATCTGTAGCAAAACTTTTAGCTTCAGATAAATTAGAATTTATCTTACTTGTTAAATCTCTATTTATATTACTTACATTAGTTGTAATAGTTTGAGTTGTAGAGTTTAAATCTTGTACACTAGCTTTTATACTGTTATTTTCTTGTGTAAATTTACTTTCTACTGTAGTTATTTTATCTGTTACTGTTTTAATATTGTCTATAATTAGCTTGTCAGTATCTTCTGGAGCTGGTGACCAATCTGAAACCATATTCCCTTTCTCAAGCATTACGTTTGTAAAAATAACAGAATTTCCTCTAGTTTCTCCTGCTAAACCAGCATATAGCAATACAGAATTAACTGTATTACTTCTTTTAGTAAATGTATAGGTTATTCTATTATTTATTATTGGAACTCTAGAGCATTTTCCACCAGGATAATCATAAATACTAATTTCTTTAATACTACCTGAAACTATCTCAACATTTGCTGATATTGTATATTCAGAATTTAATAATAAATTAGCATCTATTGAAATATAGTTATAATTATCTGAAGCTGTTCCAGTATTTCTAGCTGGCAATTCAAATCTTGAACTATTCAAAGCTAAATTTCTGCCACCTATTTTTATTTCCTGAATAGATTTATCTATGTCTGATTGAGAAACTTTACTCTCTATTTTTTCTTTCAAGACATTTATTTCAGATGTAGCTTTATTTAAATGAGAGTTTACTGTTGTTATCTCTGCATTAACAAAAGCTTTAGCATTATTAAGAGCTTCATTTGCTTTATTATCAGCATGGCTATTAGCACTATTTATAGCTTCTTGTTTCTTTAACTCTGCTACTCTATTAGCTTCATTTATTGCATCTTGTTTCGCCTTATCTGCTTTAGAAATTGCTGTATTAAGATTCTCCTGTGCTTGTTGTATTCTTTTCTTTTCTTCAGCACTTATTTTCCCATCTGCATTAGCTATAGCTTCCGTCTTAGCTAAATTAGCTTTTGCTGTAGCAACATCCTCGGCATATTTTTTAGCTAAGTTAGATTTTTCTAATGCTAAATTTTCAGCTGCTTTAATTGCTTCTTGCTTTTTAGAATCAGAATAGCTTTTAGCATTACTTAACGCACTATTAGCTTTAGCCTGAGAGCCTTGAGTATCTTCTATCTGTTCCCAACTACTCCATGTATTTAAATCAATTCCATGCCTTTGATAAACAGGAGATGAATTACTTCTAAATACTTGAGTTGGATATCCACCACTTGCGTTATTCCATGGCACTGTAGTTTCTAGTGTTCCATACCATGAACCTCCATTAGGTACTCCAATGACATTAGCATATTTAAATTCTGTAATTGTTTGAAATGCATAATGTTGCATATACCAGCCTGGATTTTCATTATTGCTCCTTGTATCTGGAATACTTCTAGCTCCAATTATCGCCTGCTCTTTAGCTCTATTAATATTATTATTTATTGTTTGCGTTGATTGAGTAAAAGTAGAAGAGTCAACCTTTAAGTTAATTGAATCTTTAAGTTGATTAATAACACTAGCTTGATTACTTACAGTTTTATTAATACCATCTGTTGTACTCTTTAATGTGTCCAACTTAGAAGTTAGCCCACCTAACCCCGCCTTTAATTCATGTGTTTCACTTTCTACAGATGTTATTTTCCCATCAATAACAGTTTTATTATTAGCTACAGTTTGAGATAATCCACTTAAATTTTGCTCTAATGTATTAGTTTTAGCTACTAATGTTTTATTATTTTTATCTACTGTACTAGATACAGATGATAAACTACTTGAAACACTATCTATATTAGCTTTTAATTCAGCATTTTTACTCTCTAATACAGTCTTATTATTTTCTATAACCTTCTTAGTATCAGTAACAGTTTGAGTTAATCCACTTAGATTCTTTTCTAATGTATTTGCTTTAACTTCAACGCTAGTTATTTTTCCAGTAGCCGAATCTATAAGTGTTTTTTGTTGTCCAACAGTATTTTTCAAAGAATCTACAGTAACAACTGTTCTATTATAATTATCTTCTAAAGTCTTTTGTTTTCCTTCTAATACTTTAGAATTTTCTATAGATGCACTTATTTGCCCTTGTTGTACATTTAATTTAGTTATTAAAGAAACTATTTCTTCTTTATTTTTACCATTTTCAGTAACTAAGTTAGAAAAAGCAATATCTAAAGTTTGTCCTTTAGTATCAATATCAATTTTAGAAGCTTTTAAATTACTTTTCCCATTATTAACTTCCCTAATAACACTTTCTATATTAAGTTTCTTACCTTCAATAGCAGCATCATCTGAAACCATATCATTTCTTATTATTTTATCTTTAATAGCATCTTTAGTTATTCCTAAAGCATTAAACATTAAATTGCCTAATTTATCCCAAACATAAAGAGAATAATCTCCAGATGCATCCCTACCAATTTGAACTCTAACCTTAGAAGAATCTTTTATTTGAATAGTATTATCTTTAATAATTAAATTACCATCTTTAGATCTTATATTAAATTTATCAGTAGTAAATATTCCAGCATTCAATTTATTAACACTAATACTATCTATCATTGCATCTTTTATAAAACCATTAGCTATTACTAATTTATCAGATGTAATTCCGCCAGCTTGTATATTTTCAGAACTTAAATTACCATTTAATAATGTTTTTATATTAGCTGTTTCAGTTTGTACTTTATTGATATTTGCATTTATAACATTTAAATCTGTTATATTAGCTTTATCAGCTATTAAGTTATTTGTTTTAGTTTCTAAAGCTTCTAATTGAGCTATAGTAGCTTTTTTAATCAATGCTTCAGAGATAGTTGCATTTAAAGCATTCAAGTCATTAATACTAGCTTTTTGAGATAATAAATTATCTACACTAGCTGTCTTAGATTCTAATACATTTATTTTTCCAACTGCTGAGTTTAAATCAGTTATATCAGCTTTCGTGATTATAGCTTGTTGTAATGTTGCTTTTAAAGAATTTAATTCTGTAATGTTAGCTTTTGTAGTTTCCAGTGTACCTATTTTAGCTTTAACTATATTTACATCTTGCATATCTGCTTTATTAACTTTTAAGTAATCTATATCTGCATTTAATGCGTGTAAATTAGTAACTTGTATTACATTTGCTTTAAAATCCTCTATTTGTTTTACTTGTATAGAATCTATTGTACTTCCATCTACAGTACCATTATCCGTAGTAATGTTTTCTAGCGTATTACTCATTTCATCTACAAGTAATTTTTCTTCGCTTAAGTCCAAAGCTTTATTGGCTAATTCTACAGTGTCTTTACTATGATCCTGAGGATATTCCTTAGTTTTTACTATCCTATGTTTATCTTTAACTTTATTCTTCTTAGAAATTAAATATATATAATCCCCTAAATTATAATCAAGAATATCTTTATACTTCCCATTCATTTTAGCTAAATTTATTGTTGAAGCTATATAACTTTTAAACGGTTTACTCATTATATTTAATTTTTCTAAAGCATCTTCTTTTAAACTTTCTGGCTTAGTGTACCTTTCATCTTTCCAATAATAAGTTAATGTTTTATTAGAATATTGCTTATTCTCTAAATATGTTTTTCCACCATTGACACTGGCTATAGTCAAACCATCTTTACCTGTTGGAATTATTCTAGTATAAAATCCATAACTATTTCCTTGAACTTGTAAAGCTCTTAAATTTAAACTATCAATAAAATAAATTCCTCTATCATCACCAATTTTATCAAAAAGCATGATAATTTTATTTAATGTATCAAATTTAAACTCTATATCATATAACTTTTTAGCTTTTTGTATAATAGTCCAACTTGAACAATTAGTCATTCTAATAGTTCTTTTTTTTCTATTATTACAATTATCTGAATTTAATCTCCACCCTGTGCCAACTATAGCTAAGTTTAAAGCATCTACTAAATTTTGCTCTACACTTTCAAATCTATCAAAAATGGTTCCCTCTAATTCTTCTACATTAAGTTTACAAGTGAATAGTGTTTTATTATCGTTAGAGTCTCCTCCTTTAGCTTTCACAACATATTCATCTGTTTTTGTTCTTATATAAGTTTCTTCTTCTATTTCATCATAAAACTTATAAAATAAAGAATAATAAAAAGATAGTGTTTTATCTCCACTTTCTAAAATACTTTCTATACATAAATTTTCATATTCTGTTAATGCTGCTATTTTCTTTTTGTTTTTATCATATAGTTGCAATAATTCCATCTATATACCTCCTTTATAAAGGAGTCCTATTCTTCTATCATAAAGTCAATGCACATTAACTCTCCTGGACTCATTTCATAACCATTTAATAATTCAATATTAAATTTATGTATATCCATTTCAATTTCAATTTCTTGTAATTCACTAATTTCTTTATTAAAGTCATCTAATCTTTCTGGATCAATATCATAATTTCCCTCTGTTATTTTTAGAGTTCCATCATCTTCTTTTAAGCAATAATCTTTTATTATTTTTTGTCTTTCTTTATTATAGTGTTTTAATTCTCTTTCAACTTTAGATATGTTCTTACCTATAGCATACGAAACCTTAACTGGTAACTTTCTTGAACTTATTTCTCCTAATACATTAACTTTTTCTAATATTTCTTTATTTGTCATTTTAACCATTTTAAATACCTCTTTCTTTTAAAATTTTTATTTAAAAAGAGCTTACAGTTAGTAAGCTCTTATACTAAAATACAAAACAATTTAAGCCTTCTCCCACTTCTGTAGCCTTTGTTCTGAACTTTTGAACCTCAGCTTGAACCAATTGAGTGTTTGCTAAAAACAAATCCATATTAACTACATATGTTTGAATATTAGCAACAGTATTTTGAGTTAAACTACAACTCATTGTTAACGCTGTTTGCTTCATTCCATCCTTTTCTATATCTACTGTTCCATTAAGATTTGTAGATTCTGTTATTGTACTTGTTACTTTTGCTGTAGATTCTACAGATGTAATTGTATTTTTTAATTCTGCCATTTTATATTCCTTCTTTCTTTTAGTTATTTTCTATATATATCTATTTTTATATTTTATATTTATATTGCATGTATCTTTGTTCACTTTTATTATATTAATTTTTGGTACTAAAAAAGGAAACTCCCAGAAGTCGGTATCTTCAAATTTGTTCTTACCTTCTTCTAAAACAGTTCCCTCTAAAGAATTTATTATTATCTTTTTATTTGCTTTTAGTTTTTTTATAACTATATCTTCACTAAATCCACTAATAGTAATATCTATAGTATCAAAGAGCGGTATTATTTCAATACTACAAGGAGTTTTAGTGTTTCCATCTACTTTTATATTTTTAGATGTTTCTCTATTCATGCTTACTACTATTTCATCACTTATCTTAAATGTTGATTTAAAAATAAGTGTTATTTCATAAAGAAAATCACTAATTAATTTTTCCTTATGATCATCCAAAGCAACATTATAAGAAAAGTCAAAATCTTTAAATCTCAACTCTCCCTTTTTACACAACTTTAAAAGGTTGCTTATTTTTAAAAGATTTTCATTTTCATTTTCTCCTTCAATTAGTAATGTTACTGTTATAGCGCTATATCCTTCTTTTTGTTTATTAACTCTAGGATCAAATGAATCTTCTAACCATTCATCATATGTCACTATATTACATGCTTGAATATCTCTCCCTGTTAAAATAGCATCATAAGTTTCCAAAACATCCACACTATTAACTAACATTACCTAACTCCTTTCAATTTTAATGCTGCTTGATTCATAAAATAATCAATATCATTTCTATCTTTAAAACCATAGTTACCATTAAAATTAATAATTGTACTTTGACTATTATTTTCACTATATCTAGCATTTTCATCAGCAGTCATTATTCTTTCTCCCTTGTGAAGTCTAGCAAGATATCCATCATACGGAACGTAATCGAGTCCATTATATTTGAATGATGCTGCTCCACCAAACCCACTAGTAGTACCAACACTTACAGGATGACTTGAGAACCAGCTTCTCACTCCATTCCACGCTGATTTTACCCATCCAAACATATCCCAATCCTTCTCACATTGTACTTTGATAGAATCATTCCAAATAACCTCTTTAGTACCACTATGATAATTTTCAGCTATTGGTTTAAAAACAGCTCCATTTTTAATATCTTCTCTTATATCCTCCCTTGCTTTTATTGGATTACCATATATTTGTTTTGTAGTATTATCCCATACACCATTTATTCTTCCTGATGCTTCATCAACCTCTACATAACAATCATGCATTCTTTTATCAGTCTCATTATAAATTTTATAATAACCAGTTTGAGTTATTCCCATCATTTTATCCATATTTTGAGAATATCTAGTTAATCTTTTATAATTAACCTTATCTTCCTTATCCATAATTTCACCATTACTGGTATTTATATAATCTATAAGTTGAGGATATTTCTTCATTGCCTCATTAAGAAACCCTTGATATTTATCACGTTCTTTATTTATAGCTTCTGTCTTTAAACTTTCCCATTTCTCAATCTCAATTTGAGCATACTTCTTTTGCTCTTCATTCATTTCTGGCATTTTTAATTTCATTGTCTCTATTAACTTATCGTATTTAATTTTATTATCTTCAATTTCTTTATCTCTCGCTTTAGCTTTTTCTGATAACAACTCACTTATTCCATTCATATCTAAGTTTTTCATTCTTGCATTAAAATCTGCTTGTGCAGCTAAAAGCTCTTCATGACTTTTTACCGTATTACTTAAATTAACATTACCCATTTTTATTGTTAACTCTTCAATGGTTTTTATCTCATCTTCTCTTAAATCTCTATTTTCCTTAGCTGCTGCTTCGTATATATCATTAACTTGCTTTTGATATCCCTTAAGTTCTTCTATCTGCTTACTTTGAGATTGGTTAAAAAATTCTTCTAATTTTTGTTCATTTTCATCTAGTTTACCATCATCAGCTTTAAATGCATCTGCCATCATTTTCTGTGTTTCAGGAGCTCTCTGTTTAATCTTTTCTATTGTTTCATTGAATAAATCATCAGTTCTCTTCTTTAATCCATCTATTTGATCTCGTGTAATAACACCATCTAATCCATTGGTGTATTCAAGTTCATAATTAAGCTTTGCTATCTTATCAGATATTTCAGTTAATGCTTTTTGAGCTTCTGGAGATACCTCACTTGACCACTCTTTATGTTTAATATTCATTTTATCCATTTCCTCTGTTGTTAGAGCATAATCACCATGTAAAGCTAATAATGCATTCCCAACAAGCCCCAAATCTTCTTTAGCTTGTAATGAAGTACTAGACATAACTTCTGTATTTTTAGTATATAGATATATTCCACCTGCTACAGCACCTACAACAGCAACTAATGGTAATGCTACACTCATTATTGAACCTAATCCTAAAGCAGCAGTCCCACTTGCTACCCCACTTGCAGTAGTTGCCACTGACAAACCTTCTGTCGCTAATGTTGTTGTTTGCATTACAGCTTCTGTTGCTGTTAAAGCAGTCTTAAACTTCTTAGTATAATCTATCAATTTAACAACTCCACTAGTTGCTTTACCTGTAATGCTAAGTATTGGTCCAGCAGCGACAGCCATAGTTCCTAATTTTAAAATTAATTTTTGTGTTTCAGGACTTAACCCACTAAATTTATTTGCTAAATCTGAAACTCCATTAGCCACATCTGTTATAATAGGAGCAATAACCTTAAATCCTTTTATTGCTGCTTCTTCTAAAGCTGATTTCATTTCATCTATAGATCCTTTGGCATTCTCGCTCATTGTTTTTGCCATTTTTTCTGTTGCTCCTTGAGATGTATCTATAGCACTAGCTAATTTATTGAAGTCTTGTTCAGATGCATTAATTATTGCTAACCATCCAGACATAGCTTCTTTACCAAATAATGCACTTACCGCTGCTGCTTGGGTAGATTTATCTAAATTACCCATTTTACTTCTTAAGTCTTCCATAACTTCTTTAAAAGATTTCATCTCTCCATTACTATTTTTCAAAGAGATTCCATATTTATCTATAACCTTAGCCATTTGTTTACTAGGTTTTACTAAGTTAGTAAGTCCAGCTCTTAAGGCTGTTCCTGCCTGACTTGCTTTAATTCCACTATTAGCCATTAATCCTATTGCTAATGCAGTATCTTGTATTGTATACCCTAAAGAGCCTGCAACTGGTGCTGCATATTTGAAAGTTTCTCCCATCATTCCAACATTAGTATTTGCATTACTACTAGCAGCAGCCAAAACATCAGAAAACATTCCAGCATCTTTAGCACTTAATCCAAAAGCTGTTAACGCATCAGTAACTATATCAGATGTTGTTCCTAATTCTTCTCCACTCGCTATAGCTAAATTTAATATTGGTTCTATACCATTTAACATATCACCAGTTTTCCAACCAGCCATAGCCATATACTCCATAGCTTCACCAGCATTAGTAGCACTAAATTTAGTTTTTGCACCCATTTCTTCTGCTTTAGCTTGTAGCTTGTCAAAATCTTCGCCAGTTGCTCCTGAAATAGCTGAAACCTTATCCATTTGTGCCTCAAATTCTATACCAACATGAGAAGCTACTGTAGCAACCCCAGCTAATGGTAAAGATACATGAGTTGTTAAGTTTGAGCCTACGCTTTTCAATCCACTAGATACTTTCCCTAACTTTTCACTCATTTGAGTTAAATTAAACTCTTTAAGTTCTTTATTTGTTTTATTTAAAGCATTTTGACTTTGAAGCAATTCTGCTTGCCATTCATTTAGTTTTATTTTTTGGTTATCTAATTTTTCGTTTGTAGCCTGTATTTTCTTTTTATTATTTTCTAGTTTTTCATTTAAACTATTTAACTTATCAGCTAACTTCTTTGTTTCTTCTGCTTCTTTTCCATAAGCCTTTTCTGCTTTTGAATGTTCCTTAGTTGTTTTTTCAATTGAACTTTTTAATTTATCGTTTTGAGTAATATATTTTTGTAATCTATTTTCTATCTTTGTATAAGCTTCTTTGTTAATATCAATAGCCCTAGATTGTAATTTCATTTTTTCTGTTAATTCATTTTGTTTAATTGAAAGCTTTACAAATTTATTACCCATTAATTCAGCACTAGAAGATGCTACTTTAAAACCTGATTCGGTTAACTTCAATTCTTTGTTAACACCTTGCATTTTCTTTTCAAAGTCAGAACCTTTTTTAGAAGCTTCATCTATACCTTTTGTGAATGGCATTAAATTAACTTTTATTTCAGTTACTAAAGGGGCTAATGCAATTCCTCCCATTATTCATCCCCCTTCCTTTGAAATGCCTCTATAGCTTCATAATCAGCATTAGTTTGAGTTAATCCCCATAATGTTTCTAGGAACTCTCTTCCCTTTTCACTATTCTTAAGCCCACTTAACCAAGCATCTTTTTTGTAGAGTAAAAAAAGTGAGTACGGTAAGTTATAAATTTCAATGAAATTTAAACCAGTGTACTCACTTATACTCTTTATATCTGCTGTTACACAACAATATGTTTTTTCCCACTTTTCCATAGGAAAATATTTATTTAATATTGCTTCTCCTATTTTTCCGCTTGGCAATGGGATTCTAAGTTTGGGTCTAATTCTGTTTTATTTATTAATTCTACCATTAAGTTATATAGTGTCTTTATACTCATAAAAGATAATTTATCTAAATCTTTTTTATTAAACTTCTTATTATTTTTATTGTTATTTAAAAAGTCTATAATTAAATCTGCTTGTCTTTTCTCTGATTCATCTGATGTTGCTGATGGATCTCTTAAATAATCTTGAAATTCTCTTACTCTTTTAGCCATACTATAAGTAACATCATAAACATTAACAACTTCATTATTTATTTTTATATCTGTTGTGTTTTGAGTTATAACATCTATATTAATCATAAGTATTCTCCTTCCTATAGTTCTTGTTCAAATTTTGCCAAGAAGTTCTTTACATATTCTATTGCTTGAATCTCAGCATTTATAGATACTTCTTTATCTGCAAAATCTAACCCGAATCCATTTCCACCTTGTCCAATCATAGTAAATCTTAAATGTTTACCACCTTCTTCATGAACAAATCTTACAAGTACATTTTTAAGTGATCCACCACCACCAAATGTTAATGTTCTCTTTTTCTTTCCTGAGTCTTCTGTAATCTTAGCTGTAGATAATAAAGCTAACTTATTTAAATCCCATGATATTATTCCTGTTTTACATGTTAATTCTTCATCAGTAATAAATGACTTAACAATTCTTCCATACTGATTCTTAACATCATACTTTTTAGGTTTATAATCTATACTAAAACCACTATTACAATGTCCTACATTATGCTCCTCTGTCTCTATTGTTGCATCATCTGGAATAGTCTCTCCAGTAAATTCATACATATATAATTCTCCAGCACCAACTAATATTGGCTTTGTTTCACTTACTGCCATTATTAATCATCCTTTCTTATTCTTTAAATTTTATTATAAAAAAAATGCTATTCTCCCACATTTGCAGGTCATCTCTGAATAGCATTCCACCTCCACCTACTATAGCTTTAAAAATTATATCCTTATAGCTTTTAAATTTATTATCACTTTCTTTGTTAGCAAATATTTTTATTAAACATCTCTCAATTTCTTTTACTTTGTCATAATCATTCCAAATAACCTTTATCTCGAGTTGTTTTTGACTTATATAATCATTATTTATATTAGTATAGGTATATACTAAAGAAGGAGCTTCTATATCAGTAGTAAATACAGGGAAAAATCTATTTTCCCCAACTAATTTAATTAGTTCACTGTTAGTATTTAAATATTCTATAATTGTATTTTCTATGTTAATCCCTCCTTTAGTATCTTTTCTATTTTACCTATACTATCAATCTTAGCTTTCTCTAAAAATGGTTGTGGTCTTTGTCCTTTAGTTATATGCCACCCTTTATATTTTCCACTTTCAACCTTGTATTTCCATGGTGTTTTTCTACCATTGCCATCTTTAGCATATATACCAGTACCTTGATGAACATATGGAGCATATTCCATTGTATTACCAACTCTACCTATTACCTCACCAAATATAACATTAACATCATGACACATAGCAGCTCTTAAAGGTCCTTCATCTATTGGACAATATTGTTTTCCTTTTCTTTCAACTAATAAACATGCTTTTGTTATATTATTGATAAGTTGTACTTCAATTAATTTTTTAGCTCTTTCACAGCTGTTTGCAAAATCACTTGACATTCTCTATCACCTTCAAAAATACTTGTGATAACCTACCTTGTGGGTTAAATCCAATTATGTTATAAATCATATTCCCATCTCTCAATCTATTCTTAGCACTTATATTTTTGCTAAAAGTCAATCCTATATGAGAACTTTCGTTATACCTAGCATTATTAGTATTAACTCTACTATCTGTCTCATAAATAGATATTAAAATAGGATTCTCTAAATCTACCCACTCTTTTTTTCTAGCCATTGAAGGTGTAATAATATCTCTATATTCTTGTAATATTAAACTTTTCATATTTGAATTGATACTCAATAATATCACCACCTAAGGAAGCTTTCTACAGCTTCTAAGTTTCTTAATAATCTCCTTAGGGAAACCATCTAAATAACTTGTACTAACTCCACTAAAGCTTTCAGAATTTATCCCCTCTGTTCCTAATCTATTGCACTTGATAACTACTAGCTCAACTAAAGATCCTTCTAAACCAATCGGAATATCTTCTCTATGAATATATACTTTAATCTCCTCTTCAGTTTCTTCTATAAGATCATTAAGTAACTCATCACTTTGGTTCTTTGCTGCAATACTTCTTCTTTTTATTTTTTCTAATATTTTTTTGTTATCCATATTATCACCTATAAAAATAGAGAGGATTCACCCTCTCCTATTTCTTATACTGTTTCTTCTGCAACCTTTAACTCATAATAAAGTACTGAGATTGCTTCTTCTCTTAAAACTTTAGAACCATAAACGCATAATCCTCTTATACCATCAGCAAAAGAACCTTGAAGTCTCATTGCTTCTGTTTTTTGAAGTTGTTTAGCTGAACCTATTGCACTTTTATGATGTGCAATTATAGTATTATCAGGTAACTCTTCACTCGACATAACTTGAAGTCCGTTTATCTTTTGCCCTTCTACTATTCCATTTGCAAGAACATTAGGATTTTTAGTAAATCTATCATCTTTTGATAATAGTCCTAAATACTCTGAATCTACAGTTACGAATCTATCTGCTTTAGGAACTTTTTTCTTTGATAGTTTAGTTCCTAAATCAACTATATAGTCATAGGCTTCTTTTGGAGTTACTGTTTTTTTCTTTGATTTACTACCTATGTTATTTTCACTCTTAGCTCCTGCTGCAAGAACATTAAAGAAGTTCTTATCATAAGTTTCTGCTAAAATAGCTCCATGTTCCTCAAGAGTTGGTTTCATAACATCAGCTTTTAACTGTGCTTTATCTACATCATCTAAAGAGAAAGCAAAATATTTCTTTTGATCAAATACCATTTCTATTGGAGTTGTATTTACATCATCCCATGCAATAGTTCCTGTATAGTCCTTTAAATTTCCATTTGCAACTCTATTGAATATTACTTTTTCTCCATTTATTTCTGTTGGTGCTGTAGACATTAAATGTGCTATTGATACACTATGAAAATTAGCTAATAAACCTCCTTCCCATAATGTAGGCTTAAAATTTGTTACTGACATAAATAATCATCCTTTCTTATTTTAAATTACTATACGCCTCTGCAATTTGCTCTGCTGACATATTATCAGCATTATTAATAAAATCTTCCCAAGAGTTTCCTACTTTTGGTTTACTATCTGGATTAGGTGGTGTTGCTCCTCCTAAAGTAACTTCAAACATATCTTTATATGTTTCCTTAAATCCCTTAAGTTGTTCATCTAACCCAGTTACAGTTCCATCCTCATTTATTACTAGCTTATCTCTATCAAATTTACTAGCTAATAAATCTGAATGTTTTGCTTTAGCTTTAGTTAATGCATTATTAATGGCACTATCTAAAGTTAAATTTCTTATTTTTGTTTCACTATCAGTTTTTAATGTTTTGATAGTTTCTTCATGCTGCTTAATTGTCTTTTGAAGTTCCTCATTATCAGCATTATTCTTTTTAAGTTCTTTAATAGTTTCATTAGATGTTTTTAATTGTCCTTCTAAATCATCTTTTTGACCTTTTAACTTGTTATACCTATCCTCTGCATTTTCAAGAGTAGTAGTATAAATCTTTTCTTTTTTCATAGCTCCCATAACAGCTTTAATTTGTTCATCTGTTAAACCTTGAGCTTTTAATACCTCTTCAAACTTCACTTTGAACCCCTCCTATATCTACGCTTTTATACGAGTTTTGCATCTCTAATATAGTTGCTTATTTTTTCTTTTACGCCTTGAATAAAGCTAAAAAAGGCAAAATAAAAAAGCCTTATTTCTAAGACTTACTTAACACCTTTATATGCTGTTTGTAATAAGAATCCTAATAGATACCATATTTTATCCTTAATCTTATTCAAACAAATCTCAGCTCCTATATCTTCACTATAATTAACTTTATCTACACAACCAGTAGATTCAACTATCTCAAATCCATTAACTAAGATAGCTCTTACTAAAGTTGTTTTATCTCCAAGAGTAGATACATGAACTTCTTTTATAAAATCATCTACCATCTTAGAACCTATTGAAACTCCTGACGGTAAATTTTTATTATCATCAACTTTTAAATTAGATTCCTCAAATTGTTTCTTAGGACACCATGAAATATATCCATCTGGATATTGAATTAAATAACCTTCATCATTGGGATTTTCATTTTTAGGTATATCCCATCCCCTAAACTTATTATATTCACCTCTTGTCATTGGCTTAGCTTTAATTAATTTTGTACTAATATAACTTTGCATTATTCTAATACCTCCCAATCCTCTCTAGCAACATTAGAGAATGTAAAATAAACATCTTGAGTTTCTCTAATATCTAATACTTTTCCATTTTTACAATGCATGAATATAGATTCTTTTTCATTATCCCAAATCCAATATCCTTTCCACTCTGGAAGTTTTACCTTTTTACCTTCTTTCATAGCTTTTAATGCTAATCCAAATTTCATACTTAATCCTCCTTACTCATAATATTAGCGAACTTCACAGCTCTCAAACCAACTAAAATTAAGTCTTTACTAATTAAATGACTATAATCTTTATTATTAAGCTTTTTACCAACATTCTCGAACTTATTTTTCAACCTTACTTTATCAATCATAAAAACTATTCTCCAAACATCTCTTTTAATCTTTTCATATCAACTCTATTTTCTTCTGTTAGATTTTTAAGCTTCTCTATATTCTTTAAATATTTCTCACTACCAACATATAACTTAGCACTATTGGACATTAATTTTTGCATTTTTAACTGTCTTTGCTCTATTTTGTTATTTAAATAATATGATGTATATTTAGTATTACACTCTGGACATTTAAAATAAACTCTCCTTACATCACCTTTTACCTTCTCTACTAATAAATTAATTTCAAATTCTTTATTACACTTATCACAATATACTTTCATAAAACACTCCTTTATTCTATTACTGGTAAATAAGTACATCTACAATTAGCATGTAATGGTAATATAGGTCTATCCTTATTTAAGTATATATTTCCATGCTTTGCACCACATCTTGAACAGGTTCTTTCATCTCCAGCTGCCCAATATTGAACCTTTTTACATCCTGCATCTTCATATGCCTTAAATGAACTCTCATTCAAGTAATGCATAGTTTCTGTTCTAATTAATCTATGGCATACATTAAACCCATTATTCATCTGGTTATTAAGTTGTATAGACATTTCTGTTACTGTTTTCCCTTGCTGTAATCCAGTAGTAAGAATATCATTAAGATTTCTAGCTAATACTTTAGTATTTTTCCAAAGTCTTTCAGAAAAATTACTCCCCAGCCATGGTTTATCTAATAATTGTTCCATAAGTTTCTTATTAGGCATAGAAAATTCTATTTGTCCTATTGCTTCCATTGTAGCTTTATAATTATTAATGAAACCTTCATACATATTTTTCTTTCCAAAATTCTCTACATTCATGCTAAGCTCTTTAATTATAATATTTATATTATTTTGCAACTTAGTAAGCCTATTAAATTTATGCATATCACTTAACATAGGAGTTGATGTTTTCATTTTTTCAGTTACTCTATACAGTTCATCTGAAATACTTAAAGAAGCTTCTTGATACATTTCTAATAAGTCTCTATTTTTTTCTTCTAAATCATTATAAATCTTCCATGTAGGTTCAGCTACTCTTTTTTCCCAGTATTCACTACTCTTCATTGTTCTCACCTATACTTTTATTAGGTAGTGGTATATTATCAAAGTTTATTCCAAACTCTTCTTTTTCTTTATCAAGCTGTTCTTGCTCTGCTACTGGATCCTGTACCCATGGATGATTAGCCATTATAGTTTTATTACTAATTACTCCTTTTGAATTTATACAATTAGTAATAGTTTCAGTTTCATTAATCTTAATATTTTTATTAAATATCAATTCTACTGGTACATCCTTATATGATCCTTGACTACTTTCAGATAAATAAATATTTATAAAATATAATAACTCTTTAAAAGCTTTCTTAAATAAAACTTCTAAAGAGTTGCACTTTAAATCTATTCCACTATACAAAAATTTAAGAGCTATTCCACTTGGAGCACTACCAAACTTGTCTAAATCTTTATTTACTCCTTGACCACATTCATTAATATCTCTTTTTAGTTGTTCATAATGAATCTTTATGGCTTCTACATCCATAGTAGGATTCAAAGTTGATGCTTCCCCATCATCATCTAATGCTATAGCTCTATAGTAATTAAGATTATCCATAAATTTTCCTAGATCTTCTCCATCATAACCTTTAAGTACAAATATTAAATTCTTTACTTCTTCAATAAAATTAGCTACATCACTTCTTGATAAATCATAATTATCTATTAAACTTTTAATAAACTTAATATCACCCTTTTCTATTCTGTTATTTTTAAATGCAATAAAAGGTATTTTACCCCATACAGCATATTTACCATCTTTTAAATAATGCCCTATGTCCCCTTCTACATTTAAATACTTTTCAGAATCTAATAATATTAATTCTCCATCTTTAATGTAATATTCAACTCTATCTTTGTACCATAATTCAATATTAGTTACTGTTTTCTTTTCAAGCCCTTCATAGACTAATAAATCATAAATTCTTATCAATCTATCTAATGTCTTATGTCTTCTATCTCTCCATATAGGTATTATCTGTTCACTTGGAATAACCATATAATCAAGTTTAGAATCTTCATTTATAAAAATATGTAACCATCCTATGCCTTTATTAGATGCCTCATACCCAAGTTCATTAAGTATATCTAAAAAATCGTCACCTAGAGTCCAATCTAGTTTTTTTATATATTCTTCATTCTCAGATTTTAAAGTATAATCTTTTCCTAAAAGATAGTTTACTTTTTCATCAACTAAGTTCTTATAGAAAGCATGAGCCAGCTTATTATTAGCTTTATATTTTAACTCTTCATTTCCACCTTTTTTAGTTGGTCTAGTAATTTTTCTTTGAAATATATCATTATTAACTTCATAATATTGTTCACCAGTTAACATTTGTTTTCTATTTTCTGAACTTAAAAAATCACTTATTTCTTCACCTAACCACTGAATAGTATTCATAGGACCTTCTACTTCTACTGGTTTACCTAATCCAAACATAAAAATCCCCTTTCTATTTAAGAACTCTCATTCCTCCACCTTTTAAGTTAGATACTTCATAATCATCTAATCCATACCATATTGCACTTAATGTATGAGAATCTATATTAAATTCATCTTCTATGATTTCACCATCTTTATCTTCTTTATAAGTTAAATCTTGTAATTCCTCAATAGTGTTTATGCAGGTATCAGCACATATTATTTTATGGAACCTCTTGACTTTCTTAGTATATTGAGCTCTTGAACCTTGGAACTTCTTACAAGCTTTCATTCTAAACCCTTCTTGTTTATAGAACTTAATAGCTTTAGGTTCAGCACAATCTGCCTTAATCACTTCTCTAGTTTCTTTAAATTCTTTAATATCTTCAGCTATTTCTATATCTGTTTTATCTCTAGTGTAATATTCCCAATAAATATAAAGAACCCTCTTATCATGGTCTATTGCCATTCTAAGTAGTGCATTATAAGAAGTAACAAACCCAAAGTCCATTCCATTCTTTAATATTGGCTTCTTTATATGTTTTATTTCATCCATAACTTTATCATGATTCATAACTTCAAATTGTGGAAAAACAAGCTTACCATTAACTCCAAACCTTCCCTTACGAGCAATACGCCATAAATCTGGATCATGTAGCTTAAGTTCATCTAACTGCTCTATATATTCTTTGGGAGCAAAAAAATTATCATCAACTGTTGAATGATGATAATAAGTGTTTTTAATTATTATATTTTTCTTTATATAAAGCTCTTCATCATCTAAAACAAAGAAATGATTCCTTTTGTCTTGGAAGAAATGTTTATAAGACCAATTACCTTTACTTACTGGATTAGTAGATAATATTATATGATTACTTAATGTTGGATGTCTTAATCTTCCTAGTAACTCTTTAAAACCTGCATACTTAACTTCTGAACATTCTTCTATCCATATAATGGATACACCATTTATAGACTTTAATTTAGCTGGTTTATCCATACCTTTAAATATTATCTTACTTCCATTAGGAAATCTTATCTGCATAGGGGATGATATGAATTCCATACTATCATATACTCCCATACCTATTGCTATTTCTTCTAATAAATCAAAACAAGAATCTCTTATGGTATCAAATACTTCTCTTACTACTAAAGCTTTTCTCTTTTCTTCAAACAACTTTTTAATAAGCTTTATACCTACGTGAAAGCTCTTAGAACTTCCATATCCACCAACTAAGAAATAAAACTTTTGGTTCCAATCATCTATAAAATCATAAAACCTATCATTAACTGCAAAATCAACTGTTGCCATTTCTTTCACTTGCCTTTACAAAATTAATAGTTATAGGCTCTAAATCTTTCTTATCTAACTTAGATTTTAATACTTCTATTCTTGCCTTCTGCTCTTCTGTTGCTAAATCCCAATTTGCATGTAGTAATTTTTCATAACTATTTATTAAACCTTCTAATGTTTTCATTGCTTTTGATTGAGCTTGTAAAAAAGTTGCTTGTTTATCCCATGCAAACTGTAATTCATATTCATATTCCTTTTCACTAGAATTAGATGAAGTTTTTTCAGTCTTCCTTTTATTTGATTTAACCTTACTTCTTTTTAATTCTTTGGTTAAATCATTTTTATCTATAACATGCATAATATTTTGTGATCTAATTATTGCAGCTAATTGAGTAGTTATATTCATCCAAAGAATATCTAAAGAACTTAATCCAGCTTCCTCAATTTCGTTAATTATATTTTTTGTTGCTACTGGAATATATTTAGACAAGAAATTTTTAGAGGAAAATTTAGAATCATCTATATACATTCCATGCTTAAAATTATTTAAGTTTCCTTTAGGTGCTCCACCATTATTACCAATAGCATTTTTATTCCCCTTTGGTGCTCCCCTACTTTTATTAATCTTTTCTTTCCATTTATCTTTACTTCTCCAATATTTTACTTTAGATAACTTAACTCCCAAAGTATCTGCAATTTTTTGTGATGTTATATGACCATTACTTTTCTTAAATAATTTAAAAGCTTTTTCCCTTATATCCATTAATAATTCCTCCTTCCTCATATAATAAAAAAGAGTAGCATTTAACTACTCTCTTTCTTTTTCATATTCTTTTATTAATTTATCTAATGTTGGTCTACTTATATTCAGCTCTTTAGCTAAAGAACTTTTATTTATTTCTCTTTTCATATACCTATTGTAGTGTTCTTCAAAGTTTTCTATATTTACTTCTTTTCTACCTTTATACTTGCCTTTAGCTTTGGCTATTGCTATTCCTTCTCTTTGTCTTTCTAGCATATTATTTCTTTCAAATTCATTAATAGCACCAATCATAGTTAACATTAATTTTCCTGTTGGTGTAGATGTATCTAAGTTTTCCTTAATACTTTTAAAATGAACTCCTTTAGCTTCCATAGTTTCAACTAATTCTAATAGATCCTTTGTACTTCTTGCTAATCTTGAAAAATCCCAAACATAAATTGTATCTCCCTCTCTAGCAAATTCTAACATTGCTTTTAGTTGTGGTCTATTTGTATCTTTAGCACTTATTTTTTCGGTAAACCACTTTTCTATATTATAAGTCTTTAATCCTTCTAATTGTCTATCTTCATTTTGTTCTACTGTACTAACTCTTACATAAGCTATATTCATAATATAATCACTCCTTGATTATAATTATAAACATTTGTAAATTTAAAATCAATAAATTAATTTACATTTTGTAAATTAATTAAAATAACAACTTATATTTTACAAAATAAATAAAATACTTAAACGTAAAATAAAAGCACACTCTATATTTACAATATATTGTAAATATATAACAAAACATTAAGCAAAAAAGGACAACTATCCCAAAACCTTATTAATATATTGAAATTACTATATAATACAAATCTATTTAAGTTGTACCTAGGTCACTTCTTGTCTTTTTCTACTAATTTTAATTTCCAATTTACTTATGTTACTTTTGATACCTAAATTATATGTATTTATGTTACTTTACTATAGGGACTACGAAATAACTAAAATTTTCTTTCTTCTTATATATACTCATCAAATTTTATCCTCATATGTTACTTAAACTTTTAAAAGTTACATTTCATACAAAAATAAAAAACTTTATTTCCAATTATTTTAATGTAGCATCAGCTAATACACTAGCACCATATATATCCTCTTCTTTTTTCAATCCTATATATCTTCTAGTATCTTCTAACTTAGCATGCCCAAAATGATCTTGTACTTTAAGTAAGGCGAATTGTGGTTCTTCTCTCTTACAATATCCAGTATAAAGCAAATAACCATAAGTTTTTCTTAGCCCATGTGATGATACATTTCCTTCTATTCCACAAGCTGTTGCAGCAAGTTTTATTTCTCTACTAATATGCCTTATACAGTAATGCTTTGATGCTCCTGTAATTTTATCTTTTTCAGTAGATTCAAAAATATATTGCCAATCTTTTTTTCCTTCTATGCATTCATAAAGAAATGCTTTAAAAGTATCATTTATAATTACAGATCTATTCTTAACTTTCTTTAATACTAATTCTTCATCTTCATATTTAGCTATAGCCATGTTAGTTTTCTTTTTCTCTTTAATAGAAAACTTGCCATTTCTGATTGCTTCTTTAATATCTGCTACAGTTAAATCAATCATATCATTAGCTCTAAATCCAGTATTTATAGCAATAATAAAATATCTATAAATAACTATATTTTTATCTTTTAAATATTCTCTTAGTCTTTTTATTTGCTTTAAATCCTTAATAGGACTAGTTTCTGCTCCCACATAATCACCCCCTTTAAAAAAATAAAAAGAACCTAGCCTAAACTAGATTCTTAAAACACATCATCCTTTGTAATCCCTTCCAAAGGAATATTTAATTTAATGGCGGAAAGTAAGAGATTTGAACTCTTGCTAGACATAAAGCCTACTAACAGATTAGCAATCTGCCCTCTTAACCAACTTGAGTAACTTTCCATGTAGCAGGAAATTAATCCTGCTTATTAGATTTTTAAATGAGAAATTTAAACTTAGTAGTTATTATTAGTATTAACTTAATTGGAAGGTAAAGGAATCGAACCCCTAACTTATAATCTTATAGGAAAATGCTTTACCATTTAAGCTAACTCTCCATAGTGTTTGTTTACCAACTCAAATATGCTTTTATCTAATTCAATATCTGATTTTTTATTTTTAACTTTATTTTCATTAACCAATCTCTTTGGCATATCTCCAGCAAAAACAAAATTAATATCTTTTTCTTTTTTTAAAACAATATCTCCATCTTTTTTAGTTTCATATACACTTCTATTTTTAAGAATTAAAGCTCTATCACCAATGTATTTTTTAGATTCATAATCAACAGCTTTTATAACTTCTTTTCTTGCAGCTGCATTAATCTTATGCTCTTTTTTATAATCTTTAAAATTTCTCTGAATACATTTTTTAATAGCTTCTCTAGTAGTTACTTTAAAGATTCCTTCTTCTCTATTCTCCTTAGTTATAATTCTAGCAATTTCTGATGAATTATAGCCTTTTCTATAAAGTTCTTTGATTCTTTTTTTCTTCTTACTAGACTTCATAAGCTTTCTCCTTTCATAGAAAAGTGTATAGTTATCCCCAACCCATCAAAGGGGACATTTTTTAATTTCTCTGTTACTTTTTCTAAATATTTTTTATTTATGTAATATATCTTAACATAAATCTACTTCTTAAAGAGTGCACAAATTCTGAACTATTTATGCACTCTTTAAGAAGTATAATTATTATTTTAAAATTACTTTTTCTAATTTAATTAATGCTGTTTTCTTTTTTTCATGACACCATCTTTCACTCAAAAACAAACTTTTAGCTATTAACTTCCAACTTTGTCTTCCCATCCCCTCTAAATATCTTTCTTTGATAATATCTCTTTCTTTCATATCCAAAATATTCATTGCATTATCTATTCTATTTACTTTTGATTGTAATCTTTCTATCTCACAACTTAAATTAATATTTTCTTCTTTTTCCCTAAGTTTTAAATCTTCTATATCAGCTTTTATTATTCTATAGCTACTTAAAAACTTTTCTAATTCTTTTATCTTATTCATAATCTTAAACTCCACCTTGTATAACTTTGTTGCTCATTTCTCTTAACATTAAAAACTTTAGCTTTGTTGCTCTGGCTCCTCTTAAATGTCTTTCACTCTTATTAAATAAAAGAACTTTTTCAACCTCAATAGCCTTTTTAGGGTTCAAATCAAATATTCTTTCTGTAATATCTTTGTGTATTGTGCTTTTACTAACTCCAAAAAATTTTGCTGTTTCTCTTATAGTAGCTTTATTATCTAATACATAATTAACAACATTTAAAACTCTTATTTCTACTTGTTTACTCTTATATTTCTTTTTATACATAGCTCCTCCTAAATAATTCTCATTTGACCGATTATATTTAATTTCAATCTTTTAATATCAACTAATCTGTAATATTTATTAGATCCTTTAGTTTCTTTGACTTCTATCAAACCTAACTTTTCTAAATCTTTGAATACTCTATTTACATTTTGCTTCTTTAAGCCAAGTAAATTTTTAATATCTGATTGAGTATAATCTTCACTTATAAGCAAAAGTAATACTTTATAATGGTATTTTCCTAGTTCTTTAATATTCGCTATATGTTCAAAATATTTTTTATCCATATCTTTTTATTGAGTAATCAAATACTATTACTTTAGTAATGATATTTGATTACCCTTAACTCCATTATTAATTTTTCCTAATTGACTTCATCTTTTATCCTCCTATGAACTTTTCTTAACAATCCTAGCCTTTTCTCTCTTCTTATAAGGTTTATATATATTCCTATCCTTTGGTCCATCTGAAACTTTAATCCTTTCAAAAATTTCTTTTCCGACTTTTACCCACTCTTTTTCTTCTCTTATTTGTAACCTTAATCCTGTATCTTCAATAAGATCTGCTTTATTTAAACAGGTATTATAATTCTTTAACTCTATTACAATAAAATCTTTATATATAGCTTTAATAAATCCAATATGTTCATCAACACTAGCCTCTCTACGACTATTATTTTCTATTAACTTAACAGCTTGATTAATCTTAAGCATAACTTCCTCCTAATGTTTTAATAATAAGCAACTACTAAAAGTAACTGCCTATTATTCATTTATCTTAGTTTTTTAAACCTATAGTCATATTCTTCACCCATAAATATAACCATGTTATTTCCTGCTCTTTCTATAATTCTTCCTGCTAATGCTCTATCTAATTGTTCTAACATTTCAATAGTGCATTCAGTTGAAATTATAGTGATTAGTTTTTTATAATATCTATAGTTCAACAATGGATATATATGTTTCATATCAATATCATTTAATGGTGCTATTACTTGTCCATTTCGCACTTTATCTTTGAATAAATCATCTATTACTAATATTTCAGCTTCTTTGTATCTATCTAATAATGTAGTGTACTGTTCAAAATCTTTTGCATTTCCTTTTAGTCCCATAATTGCCTCTGTGTATGGCATATAAATAACGTGTCTTTTTTTATCTTTAAATAGTGCAGCTCCAAGAGCTATTGCTAAATGACTTTTCCCAGCCCCTGGTTGTCCCATGAAGATAAACCAGCCATGCTCCTTAGTTTTATTAAAGTTAAATATATAATCAATTACTTTATTTTTAGCATTTTCAGTTACTTTATCGAATGGTATAAACTCATTTACTTTTTTTACTTTACTTGGTTCTACTCCGAACTCTCTCCAAGCTCTTTCTATATTATTCGATAAGCTACATGAACATTGCTTTCCTAAAGGTTGTAAGCCTTCTCTATATTCCAAAATGATCCCTGTATCTTTACACTTTGGACATTTATACTTAGATTCCATTGATTTTGTCATAGTCATACTTTGGCTTTGCTCCTTGACCTTTGCTAAAATCCTGTCTAAAGCTTCCATTGTTTTTCCCTCCATTTTCATCTTTATAGTTTCCTTCTAAAACTTTAATAAAGTTATTAGGTTTTACTAACCAATCAAAATTTACTATCCAATTCCTATTATTTTGTCCTTTAAGAAAGCTACTCTCATTTATATTTTTAATAGCTTTTATAACATTCTCTATTCCATATTCATTGATTCTAGCTTTTAACGATTTATATCTATTAGTACCTGCATTTATAGATATAATCTTTTGTAATCCTATAGAGTTCCATTCCTCTATAACTCGTTGCACATGAGTGCTACATAATATATCTTTAGATATATTATTAATAGAATCTCTTATGGGAGTATCTTTGTTACGCATTTTTTGCGTAGGGGTTACGTTTTTTTTACGTAAGGGTACGCAATTTTTGCGTAGGGTATCATATTCGCTTAAATCATCTAAGTCAGCAGTAATATTTATATATGAAAAACTGCCTTTTATGCCATCTTTGATATTTAATAATCTTCTTTCTATAATCCCTTTTTCACAAAGATTTTTTAACCTTGCCTGTAACTTTCGATGCTTTCCTATAATAGGTATTTGCTCTAATAAATAACCTTGATCTATCCAAATAAATCTTTCTCCATCTATGATTTGATATTCCATTTTCTTGCTTGAATACATTTCTTTTATTACTGATAATATAAGGGCATCATCATTATCTAAGCCCATTTCTATTAACTTTTCTTGTTGTAATCCGTGTACGGTATACTTCATTTTGAATACACCCTCTTTCTATTTACACTTTAAAATGTTAAAATGATATTGCTTTACTCTTTGAGTACCTCGACTACTTTGGTCGGTGTCTTGGTACTCTCTTTTTATTTTTTTATGTTTTAAAACGTTTAAATTAATACTTATTTTTAACATAATTAACTTCCTAACAAACAAGAATTTTTCTTAGAGATTCTATTGCCCTATTCTTAATTCTTGAAATTTGTACTTGATTAGTTCCTAATAATTTAGCTGCCTCATTTTGTGTTTTACCTTGAAAAAAAATTATCTTAATTACTTGCTTCTGTAAATCTGGAAGCTTACTTATAGCATTTTTTAAATCTAACTTTGCTATTTCATTATCTATTTCAAAATTAGAAGGAAGAGTATCTATTAATTCAACATCTTTTTCTAAATTCAAAGGTAAATTATCATTAAGAGAAGAAATACTTACTTTTTCGTATATCTCTGTATTGCCATTTCTTTTTCTAATAAATCTATTTTTATCATGATAATAATCATTTTTAATCTGTCCTCTCATTGTACTCATTGCATAAGTTGAAAATTTAAAGCCTTTCTTTTCATCAAATCTATTTGCAGCTTTGACTAGTCCTAACATTGCAGCTGACAAGACTTCTTCAAAATTCATTGAGCTATTCTTTTTATAAACTTCATTTGTAGCTATATAAGCTAATTTAATATGATTTTCTGCTTTTATCATTTATTTTCTCCTAACTAATTTTTATTGAGTAAAGTAAAAAAACTACCATACTAAATATCAAAAGATAATATATTGTATAAATTAATCTTTCATGTTTTTTACTCATTTTAAGTTTTTCCTTTCCAAAATTCCCTTCCAACAATTTTCAACAAAATTTTCATGTTAAAAATTGTATAATTATGTTGAAAGGTGGTGATATTATGGTTTACTTAATCTCTTATGATCTTAATAAAACAGGCCAAGATTATAATTCTCTATACGAAGCAATTAAAAATTCTTCTACTGGTGTTTGGTTTCATTATCTTGATTCTACTTGGATAATAAAATCATATTTAAGTATTCAACAAGTAAGTGATAATATAAAATCCAAAATGGATGATAATGATTCACTTTTAGTTATTGAAGTAAAGAATAATTATTATGGCTGGCTTCCAAAAGACGCTTGGGAATATTTAAGAACCGATGTTTTTATTTAGGAAAACACTTTTCTTTATTTTCACATTTATCCTTACTGTCTTCTGGAATGAACTTATACTGCTCTTGAACTGGTACTTCTTGAGCAGTTCCTTTTAATTCATTAATTGCAAATTCTAAAGATACTACATCATCATCTGTAGTTTCGATACTTTCAAAATTTTTAAAGTTATATAATAAATCCTCTAATTGTCCTATTATTTCTTTTCTATTCATTTTAATTTCCTCCTTAAATTACATTTGTTGCAAATATTAAAGCTAACATATTACACGTACTTAGTATTAAATATTTAAAGCTTTTTTTAGGCTCTTTTTCATCTAAGCTTTTAATCATAAACTCTATACTTAGATATAAAGTTGTAATTATAGCTATTGTTCCCAAAATCAAATTTCCATTTTTAGTTAACATGCAATACCTCCTAGTCTCATATAATATAATGGTAAGTGTTCTCCAATTTAACTTTTATCTATAAGGCTACTTAAAGCCTTTCTTTAGTTAATTAATGCTTACCAAGTTTCTTCTATTTTTTTCTTAGCATACTCTGTAAGAGCTTTAGTATTTCCACCTAATTCTTCTATCCTTTTAGAAATTATATTAGCTATTACTTTAGCCTTTTCTTTCTCCACAAATTCAACTCCAGATGGAAATACTTCCTCAACAGTTATTACTGTACCTTTCTTATACCCTGGAACTGTTCTTGTTCTAATTTCCATTTGTTTATCTCCTTAAAATTGCTCTTTAAACTATATGATTTTTAAATGATTTTTATTAAATACCCTTAGCTTTAATGGGATTTTAATTAAAGCTTTTACAATCCATTCCCTTAGCACTAGTGGGATATGATATTTAACTAATGCTTGTCCATTAAATAAGTATTAAGCAAAATTTAACTATTTGCTTATAAGTTCTTCAACAGTGGTTCCTAATGCTTTCGCTATTTTACAAATAACTGTAATACTGGGATTCTCTCTTTTTCCTTTACATATTTCCCATACATAAGATATTGATAAATTGCTATCTTTAGCTAATCTATACATTGTTATGTTTTTTTCTTTTGCTATTCTACTTATATTCTTAGATATCACTCTTAACACTCCCTTTAATTATTTCGCGATTTATTTCGCATTTACATAATAACTCTTTAGCGAAACATTGTAAAATAACTTTATTTCTTGTTTACGAAATATATCTCGCTAATACTTTCTTTTTCGCGATATTTCTTTTATTTTCTTGACTTATTATTTTTTTTCATATATTATTTTGTTATAGCGAAATATTTTTAGGAGGCTGATATGTTTAATAAAGAAATAATTCAAAATTTAATGGACTCTAAAGGCTGGACAAAATATAGGCTTGCAAAAGAAGCTGGCTTAGGTCAATCAACTGTTCATGAAATTATGAGTGGTAAAAAAAAATCACCTAATGCTAAAACACTCCAAAAATTAGCTACAGCTTTAGGTGTTACTGTTGATACATTTTTTAATGATGATTCAAGCCCTAATGAATCAAAAGCAAATAAAGAAAGAGATTACTCATTAACAATAAAAGAACAAGAAAATATTGATAAAGAAGCTCAGAAAATACTAGATGATATGACTTTATCATTCTCTAAAAATAAAGATATTCTTACAGAAGAAGACTATTTCGCAATAGAAATGGCTTTAAAAAGTTCTCTTGAAGCTATAAAGATAAAAAATAAGAAGAAATTTACTCCCAAAAAATACAAATAATTTACATAAGAAAAATATATTGATTAACAAAAGATTTAAACTTACATAATAAAAGTACACAAAAATAAGAGATGTACTAAAGAATGGGAGGGAATTGCTTTGAATTGCGTAAAATGCATTAAGTTTGAAGCTGATAAAATAATAAAAAAATATGTTAATGAGTTAGGCTATTTAGACCCTATGCTAATTGTTAAAAACTTAAAAAGGGTTCACTTTTCTATAGAACCTTTAAGTGATTCTGTGAATGGATTTTATAACTATATATCCCCTAATAAACAAATGATTATTATAAATTCAAATTTGTCTGAAGAAGAATTCAATTTTACTTTATTTCATGAACTTGGGCACTATTTTTTAGGTCATAAAGATAAGCTTCTTTTGAATTCATCTTTCACTATGAATTTAAAAGAAGAATATCAAGCTGATCTATTCGCTACTTACATGTATATGAACTATAAAGATATAAATCAATCTAAGGATATATGTATTTACCCTAAAAGAATATCAGAACTTAAAGAAAAATTTTAACTAAGATATTGAAATTACTAGGAGGTTTATATATGAAAACTGTCGCTATATATAGTAGAAAATCTCGTTTTACTGGTAAAGGTGATTCTATTGAAAATCAAATTGAAATGTGTAAAGAGCACATAAAAAAATTTGTATCTCCAAATGTAGAGTTTTTAATTTATGAAGATGAAGGTTTTAGTGGTGGAAATACTAATAGACCTGCATTTCAAAGACTTATAAATGATATAAAATATGGGAATATAAATTTATTAATATGCTATAGACTAGACCGTATAAGTAGAAATGTAGCTGATTTCTCTTCTGTGCTAGATGTTTTACAAGAATACAAGGTTGATTTTATCTCTATTAAAGAACAATTCGATACTTCTTCTCCTATGGGAAGAGCTATGATTTATATTGCTTCTGTATTCGCACAATTAGAAAGAGAAACTATTGCTGAACGTATTAAAGATAATATGCTTGAAATGGCTAAGAAGGGGAAATGGACTGGAGGTAAACTCCCTTTAGGATTTACTTCTAAAAAAATAGCATATATAGATGAAGAAGGTAAAAAAAGATTTAAAGTTACTTTAGAACATGATTCTAAAGATTTAGAGTTTGTTAAGTTTTTATATGAAAAATATCTTGAACTAGGGAGCTTACACAAACTCGAAACATATACCCATGAAAATAATATAAGATCTGCAAGTGGTAAGATTTTTGAAAAAAGTACATTAAAAATAATATTACAAAATCCTATCTATGTTAAAGCTGATGAAAATGTATTTAATTATTTTGAAAATAAAGGTTGGTCTGTTTATGGAGAACCAGATGGATTACATTCTTTATTGTCTTATAATAAAACTGAAACAGCAAAAAAAGATGGAAAGTTAACAAAAAGAAATAAAGATGAAGCTGAATCTCTAGTTGCTGTTAGTGATGTAAAAGGATTCATAGATTCTTCACTTTGGTTAAAAGTACAGTATCAATTTAAAAAGAATAAAAATACTTTTCCTCGCCTTGGCAAAACTCATAATGCTTTATTAGTTGGTAAGTTATTTTGTGGCAACTGTGGAACTAGAATGATAATACAGCATGGAAGAACTTCTACTAAAACTGGTATTAAGACTTTCTATTATGTGTGCTCTTTAAAGAAAACATCTAAGAAAAAGCTTTGTTCAGCACACAATGTAAAAACTGACTTCTTAGAAAATCTTGTTTTAGATTCTCTTGAAAAACTATATTATAAAAAAGACTTTATAAACGATAGTTTAAAAATAAATTTAAAAGAAAATAAGGACAATATTAAAGAAATAAATACTACTAAAAAACTTATAGAACTTAATAAAAATAAAATTAATAGTTTAATAGAAAAACTCTCTCTTGACTTTGATAATATTTTAAGTGATATATTAATTCCACAAATAAAAAAGATTAAAATTGAAAATGATGTTTTAGAATCTAATCTTGAAGAACTAAAGCTAAAGAAACAAGAATCTGAAATGAATAGAATAGAAATAGATCTTATAACGTCTCTCTTGAATAAATGTAAAAATATAAAAGAATTAACTAGAACAGAACAAAAACAAATAATAGATTGTCTTGTTGATAGTATTTACTACTACTCTAATGATAATGGAAATGATAAAATTAAAATTAAATTTATTAATGATATTGATTCTATAAATACGTTATTAAGTGATGAAGAAAAAAGACAATTTGAAAAGTTGTCTTTTTATTCACACAGCATGTCCAGTATCTAA